ATGCTACGTTTGCTGTAGATTGTTGAATTGCTTGCTGTTGTTGAACCGCACCTAATTGAGATTGTAATCCTTCAATGATGGAATTAAGTGAATCAATTTGTTTTATTAATGCATTAATCTGTGCTTTAAATCCTGTGTTTTGTGCCTGTAATGCCGCTCTTAACACCGATTCATCAACGGACTTTTGTAATGATGTTGCAATTTGACCCGAAAACTCATCAATTGTTTTATTTATTGTATCTAATTGATTAACCAATGCATCGTTTGTTTGTTCAATATTTAAACGATTATTAATTTCTGTTTGAACTCTACTTTGTAAATTTGTTATATCTGTTTCTAAAGATTGTACCTGTGTTTCTAAAGTTGAAACTCTTTTTCTTAAATCTTCATTTTCCGTAACAACTCCATCATATAAAGGTCTAGGAACCAAATCTCTAACCTCTTTTGGTATATTTGGTTTTAATTCTTTTAGATTAATATCAATCGCCTTTTTTAATTCGGACTCATCGTATTTTGGTTTATTTAATTTTTTAAAAACCAAAGATGTTTCAGGTCTTAAATCATCAACAATGTTTACATTATATTCATTTTTAGAAACAGCAGATGAACCCGAAACACTTAATATTTGTTCGAGTCTTCTATCCTTTTCTTCTTGCAATCTTAATGCTATAGCTTCTAAATTTGTCATTATATAACATCAAATATTAATTTGTCATCAATTATTTTTGAAACACCATCAACTACAACTTTTAATTTTAATCTATAAGTTCTATTGATTGGATATGTTGCCGTATCTAAATAAAAATAATTTGATTTAGAATCGCAACTTAATTTAGAATAATCTCCAAATGGAATAATTACTTCATTTGTTCTATAATCTTCTATTTGATAATAAGATGATGTTGGTAAGTATTTTGATTGGTCATATTCAAATGTTGTTCCGAAAGATTTTGTAGGATAAATATCTCTACCTTTTACTCTAACTTTTGTTTTAGTATTATGAAAATATTCTTTTTGTAAATTTGTTACTACTATTTTAGAATTCTCTAATGCATCGGAACTAATTGAACCCGTTATTGGTGAAAGTGTACCTGTGTTAAATATACTATCATCCCACACTAATTCTAATTTTGGTTGATATATTGTATTAGTTTCTTTTGAGAAAAATTTTAATACACCATAATCCAATGAATCGTTTTCAGCATCAATACTATGTCTTACTATAAATCCATTATTTGGTAAAGAACCACTAATCCATTGATGTATAATATTTGTAACATCCATTCTAACATCATCTGGTTGATAGTTATAGGATTGAGTTGCAGAGCCTGTTATATACCACGTACCACCTTCTGCATTTGCTGAACCTGTTGTACCTGTCACAAAAACAGCTGTTCCACCTGTTGTATTATCTTGCCACTTTGTTGTTCCGTTTCGGTATTTCCAACTAACACCATCCGATGTTATGTTATCAAATTTTGTACCAGTTCCCATTGTCCAACTTTGAGAAACTGCGTTTGCATAAATTGAATATTCTAATGGTAACTCTTCCGAATTTGCAGAACGAAGAACTAAAAATACATTCCAATTAGCATTACCAATTGTTTGTATTTCGGACTTCAATGAGCCTGTATCAAATTTTATTAAGGTTCTTGCTATATCTTTTGTAGAACCATAATAGAGTTTACCTACTTCCAATATTTCATCTCTACCCGCATTTTGGTCAGGTTGTTGTAGGTAAATACTTGCGTCGTATGATGATGTAAAAAATTTATGCATATTATAAAGCTCTTCCTTTTATATCTTTGTTTGGAAATCTAACTTCGAAAACACAAGGGTCTAAAGATGGATAAATTATCTTACCTCTAGTCGCCTCATCTAAATTATATTTGTTTGGTGAATATCCTGCACCACCATCACCGCATATATTATAAAGTTTAACAGATGGAACACTCATTACACCCTCTACATTTGCTAATATTAATTCTATTTCAGAAATATTTATTGGTTTGTTAAATGTCCAATTATCTATGTTAAAATAATCTTGTAATTCTGCTAAACAATTTGCAAGAACTTCTCTTTTGTTGTAATTTGAATAACAAATTATTTCAAAATCAATACCAATGTTTACAACAAATCCATCTATAATATTTACACCATCCGTTAAAATACGATATTCACCTAAATAAGTTTTTAAATTTTCTTTTACGGCTGTATTTAAATTTGTTAATTTTTTATCCGAATTATAACCTAAAACATACATATTGATTGCAAATGGATTATTAACTTCATTTACATTTCCTCTTTTTTGATTCAAATATTTAGCAAGTTCAGATTGTATATCATTTTTTGATAGGCCTTGCATCGATTCTACTAAATTTGTAAATTCTTGCAAATTTTTAGGATTAGAAAGTATTGATGCCGGTGAACTATTATCTATTTCTCCATCCGCAGTTACATAAACTTTTGCAACACTTCCATATCTTTCCGGCATAGATAATGCTCTAACAACATAATCTTGTTTTGTCACTGCTCTATTTTGTGAACCAAACATTGCTAATGCATTTTGTCTGATTTCCTCAATAGATTCACCACCCCTACCGCCAACGGCAGGTTCTAAATTTTCAACAGCTATTGAATCTTTGTTTGATTCGTATAAAGCCGCTTCGGCATCGGATAAACTTAAAAGGTCTTCTTCAAATTCTATTCTATCTATAACTGTTAAATCTTCCGAATTTATATTGGATTCAACACCACCACCAACTAAATACTTTATTGTAAGTGTTTTTCCAAATGGAGATATACCAAATGTATTTGTTTTTAAAAAGTTTGAAGGGTCAATTCCTTCATTTGTTCTTTTTATAGAATTTGCTAAACCCAATCCAACGTTTTTAGTATTTGGTAAAAGTATTTCATCCTCAAATCCTGCAGAATTATTTCCACTTCCAAACTCAAGCGTTATAGTGTTGTTTGCGTTTATTTTACTAGAAAATCTTCTTGGTACTTTTTGAACCTCAAGTATGTATGGAACAGTTGCTGCAGCTGCAGATAAATTTGAATTGGATTCTGTATTTGGTTTTTCTACAAATATACTTTCTTGCGCTAAATATGGAACTTCGTACCATTTATTTCCTTGTGAATCGGTTACGGATGTAATGGATATTATATTTGTTTCATTTAAATCTATACTTGGATATTCCGAATTATCGGTTATATCGATTGTTATTTCTTTTTCTTGCGCAGATATTGCTTTTACTTTTTTTGTTATTAAATATAAATTGGGTGCGCCTGTCGCAGAGTCCCTACCAGCAACATCTATTTCTCTATCCGTTGGATTAGAAAAATCAATAGTATCCGTTGTTCTAAAAATTATAGATGAATTTGTTCTCGATTGTACTTGTAATCCATCTTTTATTTTAAAATAATATTTAGAATTTGGTTGGAAATTACCTCCTGCACCATTAGCTGGAACGGTTTGGTATACTGTCAATGTTGTAACAGCTGGTGCTGTTAGTTTTGGTTTATATCCCAATGCTTGTGCTAACGATACAACATTTTTTCTTTCGGTTGCATGTAACAACATTGATTCTTTTAATTGAACATCTTGATAAAAAGATAGAACATCTCCGACATATGAAGCCATATCTAAAAATACACCACCAGGTGAAGCTTCGCTAAAATCAGAAAATGTATTAGGAAAATATGTTTTAGAGTATTCGACCAAATTTTGTCTAAATGATGCAAAATCTTTACCGACATAATTTATATCCCTATTATTGTTTTTCCAATTTTTATCCGTTGGTTTTAGTGCCATCTATTATTGTTTTATACTTACATTTATTGTTTCGGAAAGATTTTCATTTGATTTTAAAGAAAACCTTACTTCTAAATTTATTTGATGTTTATCAATATCTTCATCATCATAATCAAAAATTATTTCATCAATATTAATATAGGGCATCCAAATATTTACTGCTCTTATTATTGTTGCCTCTATTTTATCATCGATTTCACCAGTAATAATTGGTTCAAATAGTAAAGACCAAATATCACAACCAAATTCAGGATACATAACTCTTTCTCCCTTTTTTGTCATTATGAGATTTTTTAAATTATCTCTAGCCTGCGAAATAGTTGTAAAATTGACAGAAAATATACCATTAGAATTAGAACTTCTATCTATACCTATACCGATTACCTTATAATCGTTTTTAGATAAATCATTTACATTAACTTTTCCTAATTCTATTGCCATTTTATCTTAATCCTTTTTCTTTTTCCTGCTTTGTGAATACTTTTGTCAATTGAGTATAATCTCTATTTAATGCCTTTTGAATTGCATCCAATCCTGCATTACCCGTTGATGGTATTTGTTTTGGTGTTTGTTGCATCCTGTAATCCATAGTTTCCCAACCATCCTCTTCATATCTTTCTGGTTGTATCATATCCAATACAGAACTTTCATCCATCATTCCACCTTCTGCTCTTTGTTGGGATGTAAATGGTTGCGTTTGACTTAATACCTCATTCAACATAGGGTTTTTTGTATATTCCTTAATTTGTTGAGGTTTTTGTTGTACCGGTTGCTTCTTAACTTCCGTCATTTGCATCAACGATGATTGCTTTCTTTCTTTGTTTAATGTAACTGCACCGGATTTAATCAATTTTGCCAATTCTTCTTTGACTTGTTGCTTAACTTCGTTTTTTACAACTTCTTTGATTAATCCGACTAATAATTTCGAATCCATAATAATTGTTTTTAATAAATATTGAAACTTAAAATTTAATTAGGGTACAATATATCCAGACCAGGGTATAACGCCAGGAGCAGGTGGTGCTGGTGGTGGATATTGTGCTAATACTATGTATAATCCACTAACAGTACTCAAATGTATTTTTGCTGCATTAATAAATGCATCTAAAAATACCGATGGATTATTGTTTGGT